AGTCAGGCATACCTTACGGAATACTCAAGCAGGTATACAATAGAGGTATGGCCGCTTGGAAGTCAGGACACCGTCCAGGTACAACGCCACAGCAATGGGCTTTTGCTCGTGTCAACTCTTTCATTACCAAAGGTTCTGGTACATGGGGCGGCGCCGATAAGGATCTTGCCGCTAAGGCACGCGGATCAAAAACTCGTAAGGAAGCACTCGATAAAGAGGATGAGCCAAAGGTTAAAGAACTTATCAAGAAATTGAAGGGTGCAAGTAAGGCTCATGCTGGTCAGGCCAGAGACTTAGAAAAGGCTGTAAAAGAAGATGCTGTCAAATCTGCAAAAGATAAGATCAGCCGCGAGAAGGAAGCAGATAAAAGAAAGCATGATGCAATGCTTGATAGAGCTCGACTGCAGAAAGCTCAAAGCAAGAATAGAATGACAGAAGCGGAGCACAGCCACGAGATCGAAGTAGATGGTTATCAGACAAAGAACTTTCATATGTGCGGTTCCGCTCAGAAGGTAATGAAGAAACTTGCCGGTAAAGATGGTGCTAAAGAACTTACGCAAATGCAGGATAAGTTCTACGGTCTTGAGAAACAGATTATGCAGGATGGATCTGCTGACAAAGAACAAAAAGCAACTGCTCGTATGATGCATGACCGAATCATGGCTAAGGCAAAGCAGGTCGGACTCGATGATGAGATTGCTGGATATATGAAGATGCATATTGATTCTATCGAGAAGGGCAAACCAAAGTTAGGGTTTGGTCGTACTGATGTAAAGGAATCCATTGACGAAAAGTTTGAATCGCTTTTTCTTGAGGAGCCAAGAGTGCCAAGAAAGCCGGGACAGCCGGCTGGCTCCGATAAACACTCCGATCTTTACACGGACGAGAATCCAAAGGATACGATTCACGGACTGAAGTTTGCTACTGTCAAAGATGCAGAAGCAAGCGTACAAAAGATCAAGTCATCAGGTCGTAAACACGCGCATAAGATACAAGCAGCTATTGCAATGGAACAAAGAGCAAGGGTTGCTGGTAAGAAGGGAGCTGCTGCAGTCTATCGTAAGTACATTAATGCAATGAAAAAGAAAACGAAAGAGATGCAGAAAGAAAGCTTATGGGCAAACATACATAAGAAGAGGGAAAGAATCAAACGAGGATCCGGCGAACGTATGCGTAAGCCAGGCGAAAAGGGTGCGCCGACTGCTGATGCATTGCGTAAAGCAAAAGGTGAAGAATACGAGGAATGTACATGCTTCGACCATGTAATATCAGAAGCGGAGTATCAAGGTCGTAAGGTAAAGTTAAACGATCCTATGCGTTCGAACGACGGTAAGAAAAAGTTCTATGTATACGTAAAGAACGAAAAGGGTAATATCGTAAAGGTCGGATTCGGTGATCCAAATATGGAGATCAAGCGGGACGATCCAGCACGTCGTAAGAACTTCAGAGCCCGTCATAACTGTGATAACCCAGGACCGAAATGGAAAGCAAGATACTGGAGTTGTTTTCAGTGGCGCGCTGGAGCTAAGGTTGATAACTGATGTACGAGTATAGATGTACTATACTACGCGTAGTCGATGGTGATACGGTCGATGTAGATATTGACCTAGGTTTCGGTGTATGGCTACGTAAGCAGCGCATACGTTGTTTTGGTATCGATACACCAGAATCTCGTACAAGAGATAAAGAGGAGAAGAAGTTTGGGTTACTTGCTAAGTATTATGTGGAGAGATTTTTACCCAAAGGATCAGCCGCTACTTTGGTCACTGAAAAAGACGGAAAAGGTAAGTTCGGTCGCATACTGGGCAAGTTCAAAGTTTTCGATGGTGTCGAGGATAAACAAGCTTTTCTACACGAAATAATGATACGTGATCATATGGCTGTTGCATATCTTGGACAATCAAAAGAAGATATTGCTGAAGAACATTTAATTAACAGAAGACTCATAAGAGAAAGTGGACATTATGACGAAATGCTATAACTGCGGTCACGATTCACACTGTGGTGTACCACTGAGAAAGGTCGTTGATAAATCACAGGCTCACGCAGCAAACTTAACAGAGATCGAAGTATGTAAGAGTTGTCGCTGTTCAAAATGTGATAAGACACTTTCATAATGATATAAATAATAAAAAATAATTCCTAGAAAGGATGATAAGATGGATAAGATAAACCCTTTTCGCAATAGCGAAAATGATAGCTTAGTGGATGCAGTACGAGCAGTTCTGTCTGGTCGTCCTTATGAACATAAGGAAGAGATGGATCCTGTAAATCAAAAAGCCGTGAAGAAAAAGTTTAAGGATCGTAAAGATAAGGACATCGATAACGATGGTGACGTTGATGATTCCGATAAGTTCTTACATAAGCGTCGTAAGGCCATCTCAAAGGCTATAGCTAAGGAAGGTCTTGAAGATAACAAAGATAATCCTGCCAACCGTCAACATCTCTGTGCAAAGAACGTTGTGCACGAAGAGTGGGGCGAAGGACAATGTATTCCTACTATGCACGCCGATCCTGATGAAGAAGGTATGGTTGCTTGGTACGATGTAATGTTCGAGCATGGTATCGAAGCAAAAGTTTCCATCGATGAGCTCAAGGTTACTAAATCTGAAGAGCATATGCACGCTTCTGTCGATAAGAAGAAGAAACTGAAAAAAGAAATGGCTCATGGTGATAAGAAAAAAGTGAAGAAGGAAGCTGCGCACGATGATGAAGATGATGACGACGATGAGGATAAAAAGAAAAAGAAGAAGAAAGACGACATCGATATGAAACCATCGATGGATGATCAGAAGAACGTTGCTGAAAAGAGTAAGAAGTAATGATCTCCGAAAAAGAGATGACCGATGCTCAAAAGAAGAAACGTGAAGAGATCGTTCTTTCTCTAAAGAAGAATATGGCCGGCTTCAAGAAGCGCTATGGTAAACGTGCAAAAGAAGTTATGTATGCAACTGCAACTAAGATGGCTATGAGAGAAGATGTAAATGAAAAACGTGGTCGTCCTCGTAAGGATGGAACATCTGATGGCGATCTCGAGAACATTCAGATGCAACTTCGTAAGTCGGTCAGTCTTCGCGGTAAAAAAGATGTTGAGTTTGCTGACGGTAAGAAAAAGAAGGTCAATGATAAAGTTGCACGTAAGGTGCTACAGATGATTGACAAATATCGTCAGTCAAAGGATAAACAAAACGTAGTCAACTTTATATCAAAGTCGGAAAAGAACTTAATGAGTTTTGCATCAGGCAAAGTCAAAGATTCTGATATGGATCCTGAAGCAAAACGCAAAAAGTTATTGGGTATCAAATAATGTCGTATGCTCGTGTTATCAGAAGTTTAAAAGAAGATGGCCATGCTGATGTAGCCTCCATGAAGAATAAGGTGGAGAAGGCAAGCAAAGCAATCGAGATAATGCGAGCTGAATTGAATAAGTTAGGTGACGACGACTCATTACCAACGTGGTGGACAAATAAAGTGGCTGTAGCTGTTGAAAAGCTCGATAGCATGGCCGACTATCTTGATGTAAAGGTAGAAGATAAATAAAAATCGAAAGTCTATATTATGCCGAGTAGTTCGGAATATTAACCAACGAAAAGCGAAGGAGATAACAAATGCCTAGTTGGGGTTTTGGTCCAGAAAAAAATAATAGCAACGATAGTTCGAATGCAACTGCGGGTATAAAAGCAGGTAACCAAGCATTCGTTCATGATCAAAAGAAAGAAAAGCGCAACGTCATCGCAACGAATAAAGGTTGGGTACGGCGTGAGCACCGTCTGATGAACGGTGGTACAGCATCTTCAGTTACACGTCAAATCGATGAAGTACTCGTCGCTGCAGGTAACAAGGATGGCGCACCATCTTCAAATCTCGGTTTCCCGGATATCGCTCAGATCTATTTTGCGAACAGCACAAATGATGACGTCACGAGCATTACACCGGAAACTGGCGGTGGCGGCGCTGAGCACCAAGTACGAGTCGTATTCAACGAGCCGATTAAATACAACGAAGCTGCAGGAAGTAAGGTCGGTAAGGTCGTCCTCTCAAGGGTAACCGGTTCGGGTAACTCAACGATCACAGCTACTGCATCTAGTGTAGCTCGTACTAATACTAACATCACTGGTGCGAATAATACAATGATCTTCCGTTTCACACCAACTTCTGGTGATGCTGGCACATATAAGGTCGCGGCTGCAACGGCAGGTATTGCTAATGGTGTAAGTGGTACTTTGACCATCAAGAGTCTTAATTCAAGTGAAGCTGCTAACGTAACGATCACGGGCGCAGTATCAAACGCCGCTATCCTTACTATTACTGCTCACTCGTAATAAATCGTAAGGAGTTATTGATATGGCTGATAAAAAGGTAACACAACTCACGAGTCTGACGACTCCTGTGAGTGCAGACCTCTTACTTATCATTGATGATGCGGGTGGAACTCCTGTGAGCAAACAGATTACGGTCAAGAACCTGGCGGGTGCATTACCAAATACATCCGTCAGTACCTTGACGACGTCAGCAAATACTACATTAGCTGGTAGTAATACGGTCATCTCGTCGAATCTTAATTTTACATCGACGCGTGCTCCGCAGATATCTGCAACTGCAATCAAGTTAGCGCCGACCACAGGAGCTGTTTCAAACAATGCGACTACACAGTTAGGTGGTGGTCAACAAGGAGCAATCTTTGTTGATGACGAGTACATTTATGTAGCAACATCGAACACAGTAGTTAAGAGGGTAGCGTTAAGCGTCTTTAGTTCGTAATAAAAAAAAGAATATAATGAATGTTTGATACTGTTGATGATTCCAACTTTATGTTGTTTGCGGCAAAATTTTATGATAATCCTGGTGCCGATGTATTAGAATTTGAAGATGATTTGGCTCGTATAAAATATATAAAGAGGCTGTTTAGTAAATACAGAGACGGAAAGGAGCTGAGAGAAAGGCTGATACTCAATCATATCATTGTTCTTTACAATGTGTTTGAACATCAAGCTTGTACTCGAATGCTTTCCTTCCGTCTCTACGAGTATCTAGAATATCTTAAACCTTTCTTAATATACCTAGGTTATTGGCCAGACAAAGTTGGACCTATCGGGATTGATAAAAACACGCTATATGATACAGATATAAATATGGATGTACACATAGTTGCTAAACTTAGGGAAATATAATGTCCTCAAATCTCGTAGATATCTATGTACTATATAGGATCATCAAGGATCTTGCAACACCTTTCGAGAAGACGGATGCATACAAGACAGGATTGATTGATAAGAAGGGTGAGCGTCTTCGTGATAGTACAGGTAGAAAAGTAAAAGCCGAAACAAAAGCTCAGAAGAAGGCCGACAACTACTACTTTCGATTCATACGAAATCTTAAAAAGTTGATGACAAAGGTTGGTCTTGGTAGCAGACTCGCAACCTTTGCTGCAGCTATGTTTCTTATCAAGGAAGAGATAGAAAAGAAACACACTCTCACTGAAGACGGATTTAAAGATGAAGATCTTGTTCTTGAAGAAATAGTGAAGGGCATTAAGTTTCTCGAAAAGAATTCATTTAAACAATATAATCAGTTATGTGAAGAAATAGCAAACACAACCGGTTCTGCTGTAGCTGGAACTGGTGATGATCCTGTACATTGGAGAAGAATGCCTTATCGAGTTGGTAGTGCTGGCGATCGCAAAAAGAAAGGTCGTTACATTAATGGAGTAGCCTATCTCAAGGCTGCTGCGAAGAAAAAGAAGGAGCGTGAAAATGGATACAGAAAAACTTAGGGAGCAGTTAAAGATTGATGAAGGATGTGTGTACGAGATTTATAATGACCATCTTGGTTATCCTACTTTTGGGATCGGTCATTTGGTTCGGGAATCTGACCCTGAGCATGGCAGCCCTCTCGGCACCGAGGTCAGCGAAGATAGAGTCATTGAAGCTTTCGACGATGATGTCGCATCAGTTTTGCGAGACTGTGCCATCCTTTATTCTAACTTTCACAACCTGCCCGAAGAAGTTCAACAGATCATAGCAAACATGATGTTTAATCTAGGACGACCACGTTTGTCCAAATTTGCTGGTATGAAACGTGGTGTCGATGCTGAAGATTGGAATGCTGCTGCAGACGAAATGGTAGATAGCCGATGGTATCGTCAGGTTGGCGCAAGGGCTGAAAGGCTTGTAGAGAGGATGAGAAACGTCGAGTAATAAAATGCAGTCCTTTCAAGAATTCACAGAAGCAGCCGATCCTTGGGTTAAAAATAAAGATAAGATTATCCAAGGTAAGTATCTTCGTCTAGGAGATGCAATGAATCGTGCTCAAATAAAAGCACTCAGTAAGATAAGAGAATTTAGAACATTTATTGATACTGGTATGAGTGAAGTTGTAGTCAGAAAGGACGAATCGAGACACAAGTTTCAAGGCTCTGTGAAACATTATGTTATGGGTAATATGCAACAGAAATATGTATTCAAAGTTTCTATATCCGATCGCGGTAAGCTTTACGGTTGGACAGTTTTCAAAAAAACCGGCAATGTGTTGGATATAGTCAAGGATTGGTCGATAGATGATTAAAAAAGATGATATTAAAGCAGGTCCTATTCAGAGCCACGATCCAGATAAGCGTGTGTGGGAATACGACGGTGATGGAAAGAAGATCTACAAGGTCGACCAAGGCTACAATAGAAAAACACTGTACACAAAAGAGCACTACTACGGTACGCACTTTTGGAGGAATAGGTTCTAATGTTATATGTTAAGTTACTTTTAGCATTGGTTGTTATAGGAGGTCTTGCTGGTGGG